GGAGTAAACATTTTGATATTTGGTGGTGTAGGGATAACGCACCTGCAGGTGTTACCGATGAAATGTTTGAGAAAAATAAAAGCTTTTTTAGAATTTTAGAAGAATTTAATAGAATATATGAGTAATATAACTTTAGTAACAGGTATATGGGATATTGGTAGAGGTGAACTATCTGAAGGATGGTCAAGACCTTATCAACATTATTTAGATAAGTTTGAACAACTTTTGAAGTGTGATGAGAACATGATTATTTTTGGTGACGAAGAACTTGAAAAGTTTGTATTTGAAAGAAGAAGTCATGATAACACACAATTTATTCTTAGACCAATGTCTTGGTTTAGAGAATCTGAATTCTTCGATAAAATTCAAAAAATTAGAACTAATGATAATTGGCAAAATTTGGCTGGTTGGTTAAAAGAATCAACACAAGGTAGGTTAGAAAATTATAATCCATTAGTTATGTCCAAAGTGTTTTTATTACACGACGCTAAAATTATGGACAGGTTTAATTCTGAGTACATGTTTTGGATTGATGGAGGTTTAACAAACACCGTCCATCAGGGTTATTTTACTCACGATAAAGTTCTTAACAATTTATCAAAATATATTTCAAAATTTTCATTTATTTGTTTCCCATACGATGCGGAAAACGAAATTCATGGATTTGAATATAATAAGTTAAATTCTATTGCGGGTGCAAAGGTTAATAAAGTTGCAAGAGGTGGGTTCTTTGGGGGTCCAAAACACACTATTGGGGATATTAATGGAATTTATTATGGGTTACTTAAATCAACTTTAGAGGAAGGTTATATGGGTACCGAAGAATCAATCTTCAGTATTATGTGTTATAAACATTCTGATATGGTTAATTATTTTGAAATTGAATCTAATGGTTTAGTTGGTAAATTTTTTGAGGATTTAAAAAACGATGAGTTAAAACCTAAATCTGAAAATATTCACAAAGAAACTAATACGTTAGATGTTAATAAAGTTGGTTTATATGTAATCACATTTAATAGTCCAAAACAGTTTTCAACTTTAATTGAATCCATGAATGCCTATGACAAAGATTATTTGTTAAAAACAAAAAAGTTTTTGTTAGATAACTCAAGTGATGAATCAACATTTGATGACTATGCTAAATTGTGTGAAGAAAATGGTTTTGAACATATTAAAAAAGATAATTTAGGTATTTGTGGTGGTCGACAGTGGATTGCGGAACATTTCCAAAATGAAACAGATTTAGATTTCTATTTATTCTTTGAGGATGACATGTTCTTTTATCCAAAAGAAGGTGATGTGTGTAGAAACGGGTTTAACAGATATGTCCCAAATTTATTTTCAAAAACATTACAGATTGTTAAAAAAGAAAACTTTGATTTCTTAAAACTTAATTATAGCGAATTTTTTGGCGATAACGGAACTCAATGGTCTTGGTATAATGTACCTCAAAGTGTTAGAGAAAAATATTGGCCAGGTAAAGACAGATTACCAATACAAGGTTTAGACCCCAACGCTCCAAGAGCCGTTTATGATTCGGTTAATTCGTTTCAAGGTATTCCATATGTGACAGGTGAAGTGTATTATTGTAATTGGCCTCAAATCGTTACAAGAACTGGAAATCAAAAAATGTTCTTAGACACAACATGGGGACATCCATTTGAACAGACATGGATGAGTCATATGTATCAGTTGGTTAAGAAAGGTGAATTATATCCTGGTTTATTACTTATGACACCAACAGAACATGATAGATTCGAACATTACGAAAGAAGTTTAAGAAAAGAGTCATAACAATATATTTATTGTTATGGAATTCTTTATTAAACAAAATGCAAATCTACCTGTATTAAAAATGCAAGTAGTTAAAGATGGTAGAGCAGGTTACTTGGAACTAATGCAAGACTTAGAAGTTTCTACTATTTTCTTCACAATGATTGATGTTGAAACTGAAATTCCTAAAATTGTGTCGGCTCCTTGTGAAATCGTTTCACTTATCTTACCATTAGGTGCTACACCTGAATATTATATCTACTACAAATTTACTGCAAGAGATACAAACACACCAGGTAGGTATGTTGGCCAGTTCTTAATTAAGAACGATGAAGGTAATTTAATTCTTCCAATCAGAGAAGAATTGTATATTAACGTTCAACCAAGTTTTATTTCGGAAACTGCTTGTTGTTAATTTGATTAAATAGATTTTTCATTTATATTTATTTACGAAGGTAAATTTCACGATGGTGTGAAAGCTAATAAACCAACGAAATAATATTATGATATCTAACGAAGAAATTGAATCTTTCTTGCACGGCAACGACCCTGAAGAATTTATTGTGGCAATCGAATTTGACTACGCATCCAACTCCATTTATAAAATCAAAGAAATTCCTGGTAAAGGAAAAGAAATCCGTAAGGATACTTTCACCCCATTCGCTTGGGTGGGTGATTTACGTAATATTAACTTTTACGGTGGTTCCAAATCAGCTCAAAAGGAAGCCATGACCAAACATGGTATTACAATTGACAAATTGGATACTCATGGTGATGAACGATTAGAAAGAGGTATGACCTTTATTGTTAAATCTCTTAAGGGTTATCGTGAACTTATCCAATTCTTCCGAGAGGGTGGATGTGACCCTTGGGGTGAAAAGACAAAGGATAAAATCATTATCCTACCACCTGTAGAACAATACCTCATCTCAAAAGAAAAACGACTATTTAAGGGTTTTGAGAATTACGATGAAGTTACCCGACTAGTGTATGACTTAGAGACGACCTCTCTTGAACCACAGGACGGTCGTATCTTCATGATTGGAATTAAAACGAATAAGGGATACCACAGAGTTATCGAATGTATTGATGAATCTGAAGAACGAAATGCAATCATAGAGTTCTTTAACGTAATCAATGAATTAAAACCAAGTATCATCGGTGGTTACAATTCTGCAAACTTTGACTGGCATTGGATTTTTGAACGATGTAAAATTTTGGGACTTGACCCAAAAAAGATTTGTAAGTCATTACACCCCCAACATTCATTTACAAGAAAAGACGGAATGTTAAAACTTGCCAATGAGGTAGAAACATATACTCAAACTTCAATTTGGGGTTACAATGTTATTGACATCATCCACGCAGTTCGTAGAGCTCAGGCAATCAACTCAAGTATCAAGGCTGCAGGTTTGAAATACATTACAAAGTATATCAACGCTGAATCGCCAAGTCGTGTATATATTGACCACGATAATATCGGTAAGATGTTTCTTAACCAAGAAGAATATTGGTTAAACACACAAAATGGTAACTACAAGAAAGCTAACAATCCTGCGTACGATAACTTAGACACAAAGTTTCCTGGTATCTACAAAAAGATTACAGGTGATAAGATTGTGGAGATGTATCTTGATGATGACTTAGATGAAACCTTAAAGGTTGACCAAGAGTTTAATCAGGGTTCGTTCTTACTTGCGGCGATGATTCCAACAACATACGAGAGAGTATCTACAATGGGTACCGCAACTCTATGGAAAATGTTAATGTTAGCTTGGTCTTACAAACATGGACTTGCAATCCCCGCCAAACAAGGTAAGACAGACTTCGTAGGAGGTCTCTCACGACTACTTAAGGTTGGTTATAGTAAGAATGTACTTAAACTCGATTTCTCGTCTCTATACCCATCTATTCAGTTGGTACATGATGTATTCCCTAAGTGTGATGTTACAGGTGCGATGAAAGGAATGTTAAAATACTTTCGTGATACTCGTATCAAATACAAACAACTTGCAGAACAATACTACGAGACTGACCGTAAGAAATCAGAATCATACGGTAACAAACAATTACCGATTAAGATTTTCATCAACTCGATGTTCGGTGCGTTGTCCGCTCCACAAGTATTTGCTTGGGGTGATATGTATATGGGAGAACAGATTACTTGTACGGGTAGACAATACCTTCGTCAGATGATTAAGTTCTTTATGACAAAAGGTTATGTTCCTTTGGTAATGGATACGGACGGTGTAAACTTCTCGACTCCTGATGATGCAAAAGACAGAGTTTATGTTGGTCGTGGTTTGAATTGGAAAGTTAAGTTGGGTAAAGAATATTATGGGCCTGAAGCTGATGTTGCCGAGTATAACGACATATTCATGAGAGGTGAGATGGCACTCGACACGGATGGTGTTTGGCCCTCATGTATTAACTTGGCACGTAAGAACTATGCGGTTATGGATGCCAAAGGTAAAATCAAATTGACGGGTAATAGTATCAAGTCAAAGAAACTTCCAATCTATATTGAGGAGTTCTTGGACAAAGGTATTAAGATGTTATTGGAAGGTAATGGTCAGGCGTTTGTTGAATACTACTACGAATACTTACAAAAGATTTTTGACCAACAAATTCCTTTAAGTAAGATTGCTCAAAGAGCAAAAGTTAAACTATCTCTTGATGATTATAAGAAAAGATTAACAACCAAAACTAAAGCGGGTAATAGTATGAGTAGAATGGCTCACATGGAACTTGCTTTACAAGAAAATCTTGCTGTAAATCTTGGTGATGTTATCATGTATGTAAATAATGGTTTGAGGGCATCTCATGGTGATGTTCAGAAAAAAGGTGATGGTGTTCAAATTAACTGTTATATGTTACACAAGGACATTTTGGAAAACGACCCTAACTTAACGGGTGATTATAATGTTCCAAGAGCAATTACCACTTTTAACAAAAGAATGGAACCATTGATGGTTGTATTTCAAGATGAGGTAAGAAATAACTTAATTGTTAATGACCCAGAAAAACGAGGAATATTCACCAAATCACAATGTGAGCTTATCAATGGACATCCATTAGGTAATGGTGACCAAGATAGATTACAAGAAGATGTTCTTGATATTACTGAACAAGAATTAAACTATTGGGAAAGACGAGGTTTAAAACCTGACTATATGTACGATTTTGCTGAAGAAGATTGGAAAGAAAAATTAGGAATTCTTGAGACCGTCTGATGATAAGATATACCAGTTCCCAACACAAAATCTAAATTCAATACAAGAGTATCGGTCGGCAATAATTTCATCATAATCCTCATCAATTTTACCAACATCAGGTTTAATTGTTAAACGAGTCATTGATTTTATTACTACGTGGTCTGTTGTTTTTGAATCTAAAATAACTGTAGATTCTTGTACATTTCTAATGATAACACACTCTTCACCGTTTGTTCTGTATTGGTTTTCAGATACTATTGAAATTTCTGATGTTTCAAGAATTTCACCATTAATAAGTCGTGTTGACGGTATTGTTTTAATAATTGCCATAATTTAGATTACATATATTTGACGAGGCATTGCTCTGAATTTCATTTGTTTATTTAGATTTTCAGCAAGTAATGCTTCTTTTTCCATTACTTTTTCAGGACGTAATCTTGTTAACCAACCTTCAGGTCCTGTCAATTCTTCAATCAATTTTGTTTTTTCGTCTTTACCTTCAGTTAATAAACTTGTGTAGTCCATTGTTAATTCTGAGTCAGGCGCTTTTAAGTTTCCACTATATTTTCCTCTAACCCTACCTAAGGTTTCTTTAACGTATGCGGTGAACCATCTTCTTACCCATTGTTGAGCGGGAACGTTTAAGTCAGTCCAAGTCATTTCCTCTAAAGGAACTTCATTTGGCATTTTAATTACATCAGGATTGTTTTTTAAACAATCTGCTCTACTGTCAGGTGTTACATCGTAATACCAATACCACACAGCTTTACCAACATATTGACTATAATTACCCCAGTTAAATTGATTACCAGGTGCGTTGTATAGTTGTAAGTCTTTTTTACCATCAGGTAATGCAGTAATTCTATAAGTTAAAGAACCACCAAGAATTCTATTCAAGATGTTTGCTTCTTGCATTCTTATTAGGTAGTCAAATCCTGACATCATATAATAAGAACCTTGATATCCCATTTGAGCAAAACCTGCTTCATTTGCACCTAAACCAACACCACCAAATCCACCAATACCACCCATACCAAATGCTGTAATAGGTTGGTTACTAAACCACAATACTTCGTTGATTTCACGACCTGCAGGGATTTCATAGTTTTGTTTGTTCTCTTCAAGAATGATATAATCCTTTTTCAATACCCAAGGACCTTCAGCTTGAAGACCAACTATTTTAGAATAAGAGTATGAAAATTGTTGTTCAAAATTCATAGTTCTTGTAATTAATGCTTGAGCAACAGATTTTTCAGTCATGTTAAGATTAACCAAGTTAACCCACTGACTATCAATCAACCAATTCAAGATATATTGTTCATAATCTTGAATAGATAATTCCATTAAAGAATCCATCATTTCGTCAGTGACTTCAACACTACGTAATGGAGCACCCAAGAGATGTTTAATCCTTGTGTAAATTTTTGACCTTTCTGGTTCTGGTATAACTGACATACTAATAAATATCTTTTAGTTTATTATATGTTATATAAAAGTGAGTCAGGAGGGAAAACAAAGTTACCGTTAACGATTTTTGGTTTCTTATCAAAGACCAAAACATTCTTACCTCTTTGGAAAATCATCCAATCAGTTTTATATAATTTAACACTTGCGGTACCTTCCAACTCAATCCCACCTTCAACTTCTTTCATTTCTCTGTAAGGTTTAACTTGTCCTGTATAGGTTTTTCCGTCTTTTGTAATTTCCAAATCAACTCCTTGAATTGCATCTTTCTTGTTTCCAAGTTCACCAATTAATTCAACGTTTGCCGATTTACCAAAAAATCTTTTAAGAATTGATGCGGTGATTTGTTCTCGTTTATCTCCAGCTTTATTTTTTTCGGTAAGAGTTCTTAAGAGATTATGGAATGTTACACTTTCTTTATCGAAGATTCTGTATTTGAAATAATCCAAAGCACTTACAAATCTTTCAACTTCTTTTTTCTGTTCTGCGGGTATCTTATCAATAAAACTTATTGGTTTTTTATTTGGCATTTTAGAAATAACTTGATTCAAGTCTTTTAATAAAATACAAAATGCTGTGTAGTTTGTGTTAAGTTTATTAATCACAGACCTACCAGGTCCTTCAATATCGTAAACACCAGGTAATTGGTTGTTATTTGGTTTCTCGATATAATTCTCATTGAAAACTTCTTTAAGAATCTTATTAATACCATTCATGTAAGTCCATTTAATATCTTGGTTCACATTGAATAATGTTCTGTAAAATTCGTTGTCCGATTTAGAACACATTTCAGATTTACCTTCACTTAATACTTGTTTCATTTTGGTTGATTCGGCCAATTTTGTTTCAATTTTCATTTCATACATTTTACTTACAAAGTCCCAATTAACTACTTTCCAAAAATTTACAATATATTCATCTCTTTTGTTCCTATATTTCAAATAGTATGCATGTTCCCATAGGTCCAAACCTAATAGTGGAAATCCACCACCCTCAATCACATTCATTAATGGATTGTCTTGGTTTGGGGTGGACATAATTTTCAAGGTGTTTTTTGACGTTAATACTAACCACACCCAACCTGAACCAAATCTTTCTTTGGCAATTTTTTCAAATTCTTTTTTAAAGTTTGTGAATGTCCCCCACTGTTTAGTAATCTTTTTATAAAGTTCACCAGTCAGTTTTTTTGGGTCGGGAGTTAACATGTTCCAAAACAAAGCGTGGTTAAATGCCCCACCTGCGTTGTTTCTGATTGTCTTGTCAAAACGACCAATTGTTTTGATTATTTTTTCTAAATCTAAATCCCCGTATTTCTTTTTTGATAATGCGTCGTTTAGTTTATCGACATACCCTTTGTAATGTTTATTGTAGTGAAAACTCATGGTTTCAGGGTCAATAAACTGTTTGAGGGCTGAGTAGGAATAAGGTAGTTTCTCTATTCCGATTTTTTTCATTTCTGTAATCAACAACTCTTTTTCTTTGGTTACGTGATTTTCAAGTATCTGTAACTCTAGTTGTTGGATTTTCGCTTGTGTTTTTTTCATAGTATTGGATTATCCGTTATATATAAATAATCCGTTGTTCGTTAATATCGCAGTTCGTTAATTCTTTGTAGGATTTCTTCTGCGGCATCGGCGGGATGTTGATTGTCTCCCATTACGGTTGCGATGACTTGTTTTTTGTTATTTAATATATCGTAGATGATACCTTCGATTGTATTTTCGAATATTGGATAATAAACCAAAACGTTATTTTTTTGACCATAACGATAAGCTCGGTCTTCAGCTTGAGCGTGGTCAGATGGTAAAAATGATAAGTCATTCATAATAACAGCTTCAGCCGCGGTTAATGTAATACCTACACCTGCGGCTTTAATATTACCCACAAATACTTTAACTTTGGGGTTATCTTGGAATTGGTCAACCGAGTTTTGTCTTTCAGGTTTTGACATCGAACCATCAAGTTTTACTGCGGTTTTACCAAAGTGTTCTGTAATCTTATTTAAGGAATCAGTGAAATTACAGAAAATAATAACTTTCTTGTCTTGTTCAAGAATGTTTTCAGCGAGTTCAATAGTTTGTGCAATTTTTTCATCCGCTATGATTTGTCTAACTTTTGTTAATTTTGAAAATTGTACGGTAAGTGATTTAGATTCTTCAGGATTCTTGTCATACCAATCATAATATTCACCCATGACATTTTCATATGATTTTGATTTCAATCTTAAATATACGGGTGTGATAATCTTATCGGGTAAATCAAGGACGTTTTCTTTTAATCGTCGTAATGTTAAACCTAATGTTCGGTCTCTTAACTCTTCCAAGTTTGATGCACCTGTTACGTTCCAAACTTTTCTACCACCAACATTAAATTGGTATCCTGAACAATAACGGATTGCGTAAGCCATCCAATTCTTTGCCACAGGAGAATCAATTATACTTAATAAATTGAAATAATCGATAGGTCGTGATGTCATCGGTGTACCCGTTAACAACCAAATCCGTTCGGTGTTTTTAATAATATCGTTAATTAATTTTGTCCTTTGCGCTGTAGCATTTTTGATATAGTGTGCTTCATCGATAATAACCAAATCAAACTTGGCAGCAAGAACTTGAGAGTCATTTTTCTTTTTAGGGTCATGGAAATTTTTTATTATGTCATAATTTATGATAACAAAATCAGCTTCGGTGCTGAAGTTTTTACTTTCTGCAATGTAGATTGATTTATCTGAATAATTTTCAATCTCACGTTTCCAGTTAATCTTTAATGTTGCGGGACAAATAATTAATACTTTCTTTGAGCCTGATTCTAATGCCGCTATGATTGTTGATGTTGTTTTACCAAGACCCATATCATCGGCAAGGATAAACTTTTTGTTCTCAACTAATTTTTGAACGGCTTCTTTTTGGTGTTCAAGTGGTGGACGATGTGAATACTTTGAATAGTCAATCACAACATCTTTAACTGAATTGTCTTTAATGATTGCCGCTTTTGGTAACCAAAAATCGTGAAGTTCCTCTTTATCCAATACTTTACCCCAAATGTGGTATGCTTTTTCTTTATCCGCCAATAACTTCTCAACCCAAACTTTTTGTGGGATTTCGGTATATAATTTGTCATCAGCCAATTTCTGTGCGAAATAAGCGTCAAGAATAACCCATTTCTTTGCAACCTTTGGTTGTTTATCGTGGAAATTAATAATGTATTCCGATTGACTCCTTGTTGGATAAAACTTTCTGTTAACTTGTGACTTACGTTTTAATTCCAAGATATAGTTATTGCCACCCTCATATGACTCAAGAATGGACATCGCCTTTGATTCTAAACTAACATCACTCATCTAATATTAATAAATTTATCTTAAATATAGTAAAAGTTTAAGTATTTATCAATATATGGAGAAATTAGTTCCGATAACGAGATTAGGTAAATTTTTTGGTGGAGAAGATTTCGACCTTGATATTGGTATGGGTCAAGAATGGTTGGAGGGTGATATGAACTTTACCATTGTGTTATATCGTATTGACCGATATAAAACAAAGAAAGATGACGTTTATGGTGAAGTATTGGAAGACGGAGTTCAATTCATGGCACCTGTTGAATTAAAAGGTTTGGTTCAAGTTATGGCCCCAACCAATAAATTCTATGGTAATTCCAAAGTTGAAATCCAAGAACCAGGTAATATGAAGTTCTCAATTTATCAAAAACAACTTGAAGATTTGAATGTTGAAATATTCATGGGTGATTATATTGGATATTATGAAACCGAGGACCGAGTTAGGTATTATACCGTTAGTGATGACGGATATGTTAGGTCTGACAATAAACACACTTATGGTGGATACAAACCGTTCTATAGAACAATTACCGCCACATGGGTAAGTGAAAACGAATTTAGAGGTATATAATGAAAGTTGTTATTACAGAATCACAATTTGACAATTTATTCTTGGGTAAGAAAGTAATGGTATATTACAACTTACACAAACACACTTTTTCTGTGACATACGACAGTAAAGTTATTATGCATGCTGACTATGTTAAGTTGGGGGATGTTGAGTTCAGAGTTAGAAAAGGAGGTAAAGAACGAGTTCGTTCTGAAAAATCAAAAAACGTTCACGCATTTGTGATTGGAAAATTATTGGACTATTGTGAATATCCTTGTGATGACATTCCAAATCCACCATCAGACATGATTGTAACATATAATCCATATAGATACGATTCATTTGTTTATAAAGATAGTGAAGAACCTGTATATAACGCCAAAGAAGTTGACATGATTAATTCACAAAATAAACTATTTGTAGTAGAAAAATAATGCCATTACCAAGAACAGTAGTTAAACCAACATTACCTTTAGTACCAAAAAAAGTTTTGTCTGAAAGAAGAGAACAACTTTTAGAATATATTAAAGAAGATGGAACTTATTTACCTAAGTCAGTTTTACATGCCGACTTGGATAGGGGTATGCTTGATTTTGTTAAGACAGAACTTGAAGTTGTAACTGCAGGTAAAATCGTTCCTTTATTGGATGTTATTATTACAACTCAAAACTGGACACAATATTTGGAGACGTGGCAATTTGTGGATTTAGATTATAATCCATCTCCACCATTTATTACGGTAGTTAGAACACCTGAAGTTAAGTACGGTACCAACCCATCACTTCAATATACAATACCAAATAGAAAACAATTTTATTATGCTTCTGTCCCAACTTGGAACGGAAACGAACAAGGTATGGACATTTATACAATTCCACAACCTGTACCTGTTGATATTACTTATAGTGTGAAAATTATTTGTAATAGAATGAGAGAGTTGAATCAACTTAATAAAGTTGTAATGCAAACTTTTTCATCAAGACAAGCATACACATTTATTAAAGGTCAATATGTCCCAATCATTTTAAATAATGTATCTGACGAATCTCAAATGAGTATGGATTCAAGAAAGTATTACGTTCAAAGCTATGAGTTCACTATGTTGGGTTATTTGATTGATGAAGAAGAGTTTGAAGTAAAACCCGCAATTCAAAGAGTTACACAGCTCGTTGAAATTGATACCTCAACAAGAAAACAAAGAAGAAACAAATATCCTGAAAATCCTGATGAATTTGAAATGCCGTTTTTATTTGTTTCAGGTAATACCGTTTTAACTGATAGAATTGATTTTACCGCCAATATGAGTTTAGTGTCAACAGACAATGTCGATACTTTTGATGTTTACATTAATGGTGATTATTATGGTAGTGATTTACAACTAATCGAAATTACTACAAATGATATTTTAAGAATAGAAGTTACAAAAAATGACAATACTCAAGAAGCACTTGTGATATTCGAAAACAAATTAATTTAATCTTCTCCATAGATATCTTTCTTATCTTTACACTTCTCGATGATTAAATTCTCCAAAAATTTATAAATCTTAATTCCACGCTTATCACAGTACTTTTTTAGGATATCATGTGATTCAGGGGATATTTTGATGTTCTTTATTTCTTTCTTGATTTTCATGGGTAGAAAAAAGGTAGAATTTATTCATACCGTTTATAAATACTTATCCAAAAGTAAAGTTTTTTCGCAAAATCTCTAATATTTATCAATAAAATAAATCTGTAACAGAATAATTTAATAATGGCAACAGCACAAGCAAATCAAAAAGTATTCGTTTCACCAGGCGTATACACATCTGAGACCGACTTATCATTCGTAGCCCAAAGTGTTGGGGTAACGACTTTAGGTCTTGTTGGAGAAACTTTAAGAGGTCCAGCATTCGAACCAGTATTCATAACTAACTACGACGAGTTTCAAGCCTACTTTGGCGGAACTGAACCCGTTAAATTTTATAACACCCAAATCCCAAAATATGAGGCGGCATATATTGCTAAATCATACTTGCAACAATCAAACCAATTGTTTGTTACAAGAATTTTAGGTTTGTCGGGTTATGATGCGGGCCCATCTTGGAGTTTATCTTTAATCGCCAACGTTGACCCTACAACTATCGGTGACCCATCAAACTCAACAACTTTTACGGCAACGTTCACAGGAAATTCTTCACAAAACACTGTATCATTTATTAGTGGTGCGTTACCAACACAAGTTCAATCAAACTTAAATGTACAATATAGATTGAATGATGGTTCAACATCAACATTACAAACTGACTTCAATGCTTATTTAGGAGGTATTATTGATACACCATCTTTATCTGCAACTACATCAGTTATTTATGGTGCAATACCTAACACTGATTATGATACATTAGTATCTACATACAGTGCGGTTACTGACCCATACAATTGTGTTAATAGTTTTGACGATAATGATTTATCATCTTCCGCTAATGACCCATGGTTATATGCTAACTTTGATATTTCAAGTGGAAATGCATATACAGGTTATTCATTCTACTATTCAGTTAGTAGTTTAACCTCAGGTGGTTCAGGTTCTTTTACAGGTACAATAACAGGTGAAAGTTATACATTCACAGGAACTGCGTATACCGAATTTAATAACATGGTTGTTGCAACTCTTCGTTCTAGAGGTATTTCATTATATAGTAATAGTTCAACAAGTGAAAATCACGGACCTGTTTATCAAGTAAGTGGTCTCACAGATTTACAAATGGTAACTACTGGTCAATATTCAGGAATTACAAGTTCACCTTTTGCGACTTTCTTATTATCAGGTGTTACAAGAGACAATGATACTTTCTCGTTTGAGACTTCATTATTGGCATCATCTTCAAAATATTTAACTAAAGTTTTAGGTGTAGATAATTTTGGAAAATCAAGATTTGAGGTACCTGTTTATGTTGAAGAGTCTTACCAAGGTAGTTTAAATTATGCATATAACCAAGGTTATATTAGAGGTTTAAATTCAACTTTAATTGCATTACCTGACGCTAGAAGTCAATCAAGTCAATCAATCGCTTGGAATTTAGAAAAATATCAATCACCTGAAACCCCGTTCTTGGTTTCTGAATTGAGAGGTAATAAAGTTTATAACTTATTTAAGTTTATTTCAATTTCTGATGGTGATTCTGCAAACACAGAGATTAAGGTTTCAATTGCAAACTTATCATTTAACAACATGTCTTTTGATGTGTTTGTTAGAAATTTCTTTGACACGGATGCTAACCCAGTAGTAATTGAAAAATTTACTAATTGTAATTTAGACCCATTATCAAATAATTTTATTGCTAAAAAGATTGGTTCTTCTGATGGAGAATACGCTTTAATATCAAGATATATTATGATTGAAATGGCGGATGAAGCACCAATTGATGCTCTTCCTTGTGGATTCTATGGATACACACAAAGAGAATATGAAGATTTTGCGGTTTATCCATCACCATACCCTAAATTCAAAACAAAATACGATTACCCAGGTGAAGTAATTGCTAACCCACCATTTGGTACTCCTTCAGGTGGTTCAAATACTGTTGAATCTGCGGGAGACGTTGTAAGAAGAACTTACTTAGGTTTCTCAACTCAATATGGTATTGACGAATCATTCTTAACTTACAAAGGAAAACAAAATCCACAAACAGGTTGGGAAACTGCGACAGATTCAGTTAAATGGAATGTATTAAGTAAAGGTTTCCACATGGATTCAGGCGCAACTGTTGTGACAATTTCTAACTTATCGTTAGCAAGTGGTGAAACTGCGTTTGAATGTGGTGTTGCGGACTTTAGAGAAGACCCAGCAACTCAAGAGAACCCATACTACTTTATCTACTCAAGAAAATATACAGTATGTTTTGCAGGTGGATTTGACGGTTGGGATATCTACAGAGAGTGGAGAACTAATGAAGACAGGTTCCAATTGGGAGCATCAGGTTACTTGGCGGGAGCTTATCCTTCATCAAGATATCCAACAGCGACAGGAGACGGTATGTTCAAAAGAATTGTTGTTCAAAACAATACTCAAGATTTTGCAAACACTGACTACTACGCATACTTACTTGGTATCTTAACATTTGCAAACCCTGAAGCGACAAACATTAATATATTTGCAACTGCAAGTATTGATTACGTGAACAACTCAAATCTTGTTGAAGAAGCAATTGACATGGTTCAATTCTCAAGAGCGGATTCAGTTTATATTTGTACAACTCCTGACTACAGAATGTATACACCAGATGCGACTAGCTCTTTAGATGTTATCTATTCACAAGAAGCGGTTGACAATTTGGATAATACAGGGATTGACTCTAACTACACTGCAACCTACTACCCTTGGATTTTAACAAGAGATACGGTAAACAATACACAAATTTACTTACCACCAACAGGTGAAGTTTGTAGAAACTTAGCATTGACTGATAACATTTCATTCCCTTGGTTCGCATCAGCGGGTTACACAAGAGGTCTTGTAAACTCAATCAAAGCTAGACAAAAACTTACACAAACTGATAGAGATACGTTGTATCAAGGTAGAATTAACCCTATCGCAACTTTCTCTGATGTTGGAACTGTGATTTGGGGTAACAAAACATTACAAGTTGCTGACACATCACTTAACAGATTGAACGTAAGAAGATTATTACTTCAAGCTCGTAAGTTGATTTCCGCAGTAGCTGTAAGATTATTGTTCGAACAAAACGACCAAATCGTTAGACAACAATTCTTGGATAGTGTTAACCCTATCTTAGATTCAATTAGAAGAGACAGAGGTTTATACGATTTCCGTGTAACTGTTTCATCTTCACCTGAAGACTTAGACAGAAACACATTAACAGGTAAAATTTACTTAAAACCTACGAAGGCATTAGAATTCATCGATATCGAATTCTTTATTACTCCAACAGGAGCTTCGTTTGAGAATATTTAATAAACTTAATGGGGGTACTAATCATACCCCCTTTATTTGCCAAGTATGAAAAGACAACTTAGAGAAGGATTTAAAGGTGAAGGTACACCAGATATGAAATATTACGCTTTTGATTGGGATGACAATATCGTTCACATGCCAACAAAGATAATGTTAAAAACTGATGACGGAGATGAGGTTGGTATGAGTACAGATGATTTTGCAGAATATAGAGGTATAATTGGAAAAGAAGATTTTGAATATAATGGTGATACCATTGTTGGCTTTGCGGAAGACCCTTTTAGAAATTTTAGAACCGCAGGAGACAAAGATTTCTTGGTGGATGCAATGAGAGCAAAACTTGGACCAGCATTTAATGATTTTAAAGAGGCGATTAATAATGGGTCAATATTTTCAATCATCACTGCAAGAGGTCACAACCCCAACACTTTAAAACAAGCCGTTTACAATTATATTATTGACGGATTTAATGGTATTGATAAAGACCAACTAGTTAAGAACCTTAAAAAATACAGGTCGTTTTTTGACGAGGACGATATGACTGACGATGAATTAATCAAGTCGTATTTGGAACTTAACAAATACCATCCAGTGTCGTTTGACGATGAAGAAGGAGCTGCCAATCCTGAAGAAGCGAAAGTTCGTGCTATGGAAGGATTTGTTTCTTATGTTAAACAAATGGCAAACAATTTAAATAAAAAGGCATTTTTCAAAAATGATATATCTAATAACTTTGTTCCAGGGCAACCTAGTATTGGATTCTCAGATGATGATGTTAGAAATGTAGAAGTAATGAGTAAACATTTTAAAGATAAACCAGATAATATAGTTAAGACTTATTCTACTGCTGGAGGCGTTAAGAAGGAATATAAGTAGATTATAATCCCGACAAAATAAAAGTAAAGAGAAAAATTTTTTAACAAGACTATATTTATAGGATATAAACAACAAAAAAAACAAAAAAAAATTAAAATAACATGGCTGATTTATTAATGAAAATGCCGATACCTTACGAACCGAAACGCCAGAACCGTTTCATCTTAAGGTTTCCATCAAGTTTAGGTATTAACGAATGGTTTGTTGAAAGTGCTTCAAGACCATCTATCAAGATTGGAGCGA